CTCAAGAAGTGAGTTATTATCCAATGGAACAAAATTAGCAACATTTGCAGAAATATCTTGGTTTTGTTTTAAACATTTATACATCTTTCTAGTATTTCTGTCATAATAGATGTAATTAGGATTTTTTACACCCTCATCTTGTATATCACCACCATATCCATAAGCTCCTGCTAATCTTGCTAACATCATTCCCTCTAATGCTTTTCCTTCTTCTGTTCCAAGCTGTACTATACCAGCCTTTTCTCTTGTTGCTCCTTCTTTTATTGTAGATAAGCTATTATCCATTTCACCTATTTTTTTATCTATCAATTCTGAATTGTGATTAAATACTTCAATATCATAATAATCGCTTCCTTCTGGTTGTGATAATCTTAAATGTTCTGTATATTTAGCCATTTTATTTATCTCCTTTCATCATAGATATTTTTATGTGTTTTAGTTTTTAACTCATTATTTTTTAAATTTCCTACTTCATTCTGTTTATGATACTTACCTACCACTGCACTATCTTCATATAATCTAGTGTCATAAATTTGTTTGTGAGTTTTTAATTTTAAAGAATTATGCAATAAATAAGCTACCTGGTTATGTGTGTTATATCTAAACTCAATACTAAAATTCAAATGTGCAGGTTTTATAACTTCTATTACTGCCATAAAGTTTTCAATATTTTTAGGTATTCCAACAATAGAGGTAAATAGTATTTTAAAAGCATAGTTTGAATTATCTTCTACAACCTCAATTTCTCCATTTGTAAAAGTCTTGGCAACTCTTGCTATCATCTCTTTTGTAGTAGTTCCATAACTTCTTAACTTAGAAATTAAATTCTCTCTTCTTTCTTCAATATTGCTTGTTTTATCTCCAACACTTAAACCAAATATTCTTTCCCAAATTGGTAAGGACCATGTAGCAGTATAAATAAAAAATTGATTTAATACATCTTTTGAGATTAAATCAACTGTATCTAATTCTTTTTCTATTACTTTTTGTAATAAAGTTATTTCTAAAATACCTCTATAATACTTTGGCATATGCCTCATTAGTCTTTTAGCTTCCAACTATATCACCTCTTTTTGTAAAGTGATTGTTGTTAATTTTGGAATCTCCTCAGCTGCTAACTGTACATTTAAAGTTGCATTATTTATCTTTAAATCATCATAGTCATTTACACCAGGAATATTTAATAAGATATTTCCTAATTGTGCATAACTCACATAATCCTGTTTAAATCCTACTTTTCTAAAATGTTCTTTTACTTTTGTTTCAAACTCTGTCTTTACTTCATCAAATTTTATATTTTTAGAAATCTTAACAGTACCTGAAATTGATATAGCTTTACCTATTGCACTTTTTACTGTAACAGTAGCCCCTATTGGTCTAACTTCTTCTAAATAATCCCTTACTCTTTTTAGTAAAGTTTCATCAGCTTCATGAATATCACTGTTTACTACAACTACCTTTACAGTACCATTTCCATTCCATAATGGAAAAACTTTAACTCCTCCTACTCCTTCAACTTCAAAAGCCCATTTTTTATAATGATAAATATTACCAGATGTTACTGGCTCTCTAACCTTAAAATAATATCTTTCTCTTAATTCATCATCTGTCTCTCCATCATATCCATCAACAGTTTCAGAATTATTTATCACTTCATTTAATCCTGGAATAGTTACAGGAAAATTTGTAATAGTTCCTTTTGGAATATTATATATTTTTCCATACTTTTCACTTTCAATAGGTACTTCAACACTTCCAGCAGTAGATATTATTTTTTCTTGTGTAGTTAAATAAATATAGGTGTCACTTGCAACTTTGGTATTAACTTCTATTACTGTTCCTGGTACTCCTTTTATAATTACAGTACCTTTTGATTTAGTTGCTTTTCTTCTAAATACTCCTACCTCTTTACATATATTATCTAAATACTCACCTTCTGCTGTTTCTGCAAAAGAATTTAAAAATATATATTCTAAGGTTTTTCTTATCTCTTCTATTTCTATACTTACAGGTGCTAAGTTATCATAAAATAAGCCTCCTTCTGTCTTATCATATTCATCATTAACATTAGCAAGCATATTTTTTAAAATTTCTTTCCATTCTTTTTTTATTATCATAGATACCCCTCCCATTCAAATGTTTTGAAGTCTTTTAACACTACTTCAAATTTTGTTTTCAAGGTATGTTTTTCTAACTTTATATCAATATTTCTAATTTCTATTATCTGTTTATTTTTCTTAATTGTTTCTGTTAATTCTCTCTCAAACTCACTATATAAAACAGGTGTAGGAAATCTTTGACTAAGTAACATAGCCTTATATTTCATCCCATATTGATTAGGTCCATTATATTTATAAATATTCCATTTATATTTTTCAGTTAAAAGTACCTTTTCAATCCACATTCTAACAGCTCTTTCATCATCTGTTTTTATTAATTGTCCATTACTTTTTAATAATTTCTTTTTCTGAAAGTCTATTAAAAATGTTTTACCATTATTATTTTTACCATTAGTTATGTCTTGTTTAGAGTAATCAACAAAATCTATTTTTGGTAATATTCCCATTCTAAACTCACCTCTGGTGCATAATTAAATACATCTACAATAAAAAATTTGTCCTCTTCAAAATTGGGTATAACTAACACAAACATATCTTTTTTTAAATGGAATACAGTCTGTAATATAAATTTACCTTTATCTTTGTTATCTTTTTCGCTTGAACTATCAGCATAAGTACCACTATGTCCTGATAAACTTAAATTAGTATCTCCGTTACTATCACTACCTGCTCCATCTGTGTTTAAATTATTAATTTTGCAAGTAGTTGATTTATTACCTTGACTTTCAAATTCTTTCATAGTACATTCAATAGCCAATCTATTAGTTATTGCATTAGATAAATAAATTTTATCACTATCAATAACACCATAACCATTTAAAAGTTCAATAGAGATGTCAGGGAGAGGCTTTAAAATCTTACCTAAAACAGCACCTATTGGACTTGGATTTTCTCTTTCCTTGAACTTCTCTGCTACTGCTATATCCCAAGATTTTTGGTTTTCACTCACTCATTAAACACCTCCAATTTTAAATTTATTCTGTGGATTCCATTCTGTACACTGTGAGAACTTTCTTTTATTAGATACTCGCCTTTTAAATTAAAAAGTGGTATATCTATATCAATGACTCTACCACTCTTAACTTTATCATCACCTAAGACATCAATAGAAAAGTCTTCTGTAATTTTATTTAATTTTTTTAACTCATTTTTTGCAACAAGTTTAGCTTTTTTATGTTCTTTTTCATCTAGTGTTATTACTTCTTGCAACATACCATACTTTTTAATACTTTCACTATCTTGCTCTTTTCCTACTGTTCTAACTGCTTTTTTATTTTGGGTTATAACCAGGATTGAATTTTTCATATCAACTATTGACCTACTTAATGAAACTTCTCCAATGTTTTTGGCTACATCTATAAAAGTATTTTTGTGCATTTCATACTGTCCAGTAACTTTTATCTTTTTGAATGGTCCTACTTTTAGAGTACCTTTATCATACTCAATAAAAAATTTTTTAGAATTGAATTGTGAACATTGTTCTATGATGTCATAAATAACGCCTGAGATAGTCTTATCCTTGTAAATTTTATCTATCTTAGTATCTAATCCACTTACTTCAACTTTTATTCCAATTTCACTGCATAAGGACTTAATACAGTCATTCCCTACCATCTTTTTAAATTGTTTTATCACAGTTGATTTATTCAAATACCAAGCCATATCATAAGCAGTAAATGATGTAGTCTTTCCATTAGGGTTTTCTGATACTATAATAGCTTGTACTAATGTTTCTCCTTTGTCATTGATTATTTGAACTGGATCACCCAAAGTAATGTCATAGAGAAAAGATAAATTTTTATCAAACTTATTTACTGCAAGTTCAAAACTTATCTCAACTCCTAATGTATCAATGCTATCTCTCCAGGTTAAATCTCTTATATAATTGGTTACATCTATTTCTTTTACTATTGTCTTATACATTGTCATCACCATTATCAGGTAAAATATATTCTTTTATATCTAAAGTATATGGAACATCTCCAGCCTTATCCCTAAAAGAATAAGTAAAATTATATCTACATAGCATATTTAAGACTACTCTGTACTTATCAACTATAATAATTCTTAAAGGTACTCTTGCATCTCTATACTTTTCAAAAAATTCAATATAATATTTAGGTTTTTTATAATTTAAAAAATTTACAAAACTATATAATTTACTAGGAAAAAAAGAAGAAAATGAAAAGTTTCTAAGT